TTGAGTAGTGGTTGGAAGTACTTGTAATAAAGACTATCTTTACTTACATCAATACCCATATCTCTCAGTTCGTTCTTGATCTGTTTTACTTCGGCTTCTAGATGTACTTCTTCAGCTCCAGTATCTATTCCGTTTAGACGCTCTGTTGCAGCTTCAATCTTACCTCTAATTGTTTGTATATCTTTTGCTGATTTTTCTTTTTGTTCTCTTTCAGACACAGCACCTAGTAACCCTTCAAGTCTAGAGTGTAGCGGTTCGTTAAACTCTTTTAATGTCTTTGTACCCGAACCATCACGAGCGTTGATACCAGTGATGTTAACTAGCCGAGCTAGATCCTCTGATTTTAATGAACGGTTATCTGCTAAAACTTTTAGATCTGATTCTAGCATAGCTATAGCTCCAGCTACATCTTTTTTACCAGATATTGCTTCATGTTTTGCAATGTATCCAGAATTAGGATCATCTTTAGTACCAAAAATAACCGCTGTAAGACCGGCTGGATCTCCAGCAGTTCCTTTGATTGCATCAGCAAGGTTGTTTTGCCTAGATGTTTCGTAGTCTTTTTTTGCCTGTTCAAACGTATCTTTAATAAATGCTGAACGTGCAATTTTATCTGTATTATCTGTTAGTTTGAGTAAAGCTAATTGCTGTCTCTGACTTAAAGCATTTTTACCACCAAACACGCC